TGATGAGAGCCAATACGCCGCCCGGACGGAGCTTGTCCAAGGACTTGGCGAAGAAGTAGTCGTGGATGAGGAACTTGTGCTTGTCGTAACGCTTGTCAGGGACTTTGAAATCCCCGAAGGGTACATTCCCCACAACGGCATCAAAGAAGCTGTCGGGGAGGTTGGTTTCCTCAAAGCCCTGTGCGGCGATAGAGGACTTTTGATATAACTGCTGTGCGATACCGGCAGAAATTGTGTCCAGTTCTACACCGTAGATCTTGCTTTCCTTCATTTCTTCGGGAAGCATACCGATAAAATGCCCGATGCCGCAGGACGGTTCCGTTGCCGCACCGAAATTGATACAATGTAACGATGAACCGGATACCCCATTAACGATGAACACGCCACCCTATTAACGATAGTGAACCGGTGCATGGAGTGCGCCTGCCAAAAACAGTCCTAAAAAAGTGCAAATGACTCTCTATCATTTGTACTTATCCATCCCCAAATTTCTAAGCGGGGCGGCGGGGAACGACACCGGGGACAGGGTTCGGGCCATGTTGGCCCGATGTTCCGGCCCCATAGGTATGAAAAAACGCCCGGACAGCATGAAGCGATTCGAGCGCAAAAAACACGGTATTCAGTTACATTGTGACAATTTTCGCACTGGCTGCCAGACGGGGCCTGTTCGGCGGCCGGGCTTTTTTTGACGATAGTGCAAATATCGTCTGAATTTGTCGGCGGTCAGTGTGCTTCACGGCGGCTCCCTCCTAAAGCCGCCGTGTCAGCGTATGGGCGTCACTCCTTTGTCGAGGGCATAAGGAACGGCGGCCTTGATTTTGTCAAAGCCGCCGTAAGTGTGTTTAGGGCATGGCGATTGCCTGCTGAACGACAGCTTTTTTCTTTTGCCGTCGTCCGGCAGATGAATGAAAAATTATTGTATTTCGAGTGTCACAGTCAATACATTGGATTTAATTTCAGCAGAAACATTTCCGCCCAGTTTATCCGTCAGCAACTTTACAACCGCAAGTCCTACTCCTGTACCACCGTTGTGTCTGGATGCGTCCCCTGTATAAAATCGTTCAAAGAGGCGGGCGGGATTTATTTCGGTTTTGCTATTGATCGGATTTTCAATCGTGAAAATAGCCCTATTTTCTCTTGCCTGCTTTAAGCTCATTTTTATATCGCCGGATGAATAACGTTGTAGCTTTTCGCGCAAAATGCAAAATATTTTCGCGTCATTTGCAAAAACCTATTTTAAAAACAGAAAAAGGACGTTTTAAAGGGCTGTAAAATACCCTCCAAAACGTCCTTTTTCTACTGCTTTTTCTTCGGCTTTCGGTTTCCATGCTCTTCAACAATCAGATCTTTTCCCGTGATTTTGTGCTGATTCGGTACATATTCAATTAGATCTGAAATATCGCACTCTAATACTTCACAAATCTTGTCAACGTGATCCAGGTTTATACGGGTTACGAATTCGTGATACCATTCGTTGATTGTACTTGGCCGGATTCCAGTGGCTTCTGCAAGATCTTTCTGCGTCCACCTTTTTTCTCCAAGAAGCCGTGATAAATGAATTTTAATCATGATATCCATGCCCCTTTGCTGGTTATTCTAGCACGAGGGCACTCTTTAAAAGTCATTTTGTTATATTATAACGAAATACGTTATTTTTCGTAATTCCTGATTATCAATTCCTTGAATTGCGAAGTTTTCGTCTTACCCGCCAGGCTGTTATTCCGGCTTATTTCTTCGATATTGTAACCCTTATACAGTTCTCTGACGTAAGTATCATCATTATAAGATAAGATAAAACGGCCTTTGATACTGCTTAAAACGGCTTTTAAACGCTCATGATCCGCTTCGGTGAAGCTTCCCTCATAATATTTTTCCGTCCCATGATAAGGCGGATCAAGATAAAAGAGTGCCCCTGGTCTATCATAAACCCGAATCAGGTTTTCAAAGTCCTTGTTCTCGATTACAACACCCTGAAGCCTCTTTTGAATGAGGGGAAGGTACTCGATAGCATTAGCAAGGTTCTTTTTATTCGTTCCGAAGGTTCTGCGATCTGAACCAAAGCTCACCTTTATAATATGAAAGAACCGCGCCGCTCTCTGGATATCCGTAAGTCCCTGACTGTCAAGCTGGCTCTTGCTGTCAAAGAACTGTTCCCGCGATATAGTCAGCCATTCCAGCTCTCTCTGCAGTTCTCCGCAATGATACTTGATGCACCGATATAAGTTTATCAAGTTGCTGTCGCGGTCGTTGAATACCTCCAGTTCTTTTCCCTGCTCTTTTTCAAAAAGAACCCATCCAGCTCCACCAAAAACTTCCACATACCGTGTAAAGCCTTCTTCTGGAAACCTTTTTACAATCTCTTTTCTCAGTAATTTCTTTCCACCGATCCATGCAATAAAACTATTCATTATGTCCTCCTGATTTCAATTTTAAGGGGCATGAAATCAGGATGCTCCGGGAGCTCGTACTCCCAGAGCCTTCATTTATCTAACGTTTTAAATACGCACTGCTACAGAAGCCCGTGTAAGCTACTCCCTTCACAGTAGTCTTTACATAATACCATGGCTTTCCGTTGTACAGGCTGTAATATCCATAACAGGAGACCGCTGCTCCCTTCGGAATTGTAACCAGAATATCTTTTGTTGTACCGGCTCCCGCTCTCAAATTCAGATCTGCCGTGGTTTTATAGGTTCCACTGATAGATACATCCTTTTTCTGAGCTGCTTCAACTTTTTTATTCTGGCTGCTCTTGGAGCCATTGTCCAGAACAACCACAGTGTGGCCTTTCGTCTTTGTGACCAGGATATCTCCTCGTAACAAATAGTCTGAAGCTTTGCAATACTCATCTTTTTCCAGGATATCAAACTGGCCAGTCTGCCTCAGTGCTGCCACCTCATTCGCTGTGCTGAAACTATTCACATGAATTCCAGCATAAAGCACACAGCAACGTACCAATTCAGAGCAGTCTGTTTCCACGGCTGTATTTACCTTGGAAAGATCGTAATCATATGGCTTCGCTGCAGCCGTTGCCGTTCCTCTGTGGCCCTGGCAATAACCGATATTGTCATTCTGGCAGGCAGCTTCCATGTTTTTAGCGATTGCCTCCCGGACTGCAGGTGCCTTCGCCCTAATAACGATCCAGCCCTTTGAATGCAGATACCAGAGCTGCGTTGACACCTCTCTGCCGGTCTGATCGCCCGCCTTGCCACCATTTACTCCACCATTTTCATTGCTTCTTGCGCTTCCAACTCTTACTCCCATGTTGACTACACCTCCACATCATCCGTTGCTTCAATCACAATTCCTGCATTTTCCTGAATCTTCATCTGTTTTACTGCGGCTTCAATCAGGATCTCAATCTGCGTGTCCGAAAGTGCGATGTTCTTCTCCTGAAGAAGCTCTTTTAAAAACTGCGTAACGATGGCTTTTTTCTCTTTTCCATCAGTGGCTTTCATGGTCTGCTGGGCCATTAAAACCGCTTTATACGCCCACTGAGCCACCAGGTTCAACTTCTCGGAATCAGCCTTGCTTTTTACCCAGGGAAGTACATATCTGGTTAATACCAGCACCGCCACCATCACCAAAATCTTTAAACCTTCAAAGCAAATATCACTCATTCTCCGTTTCCTCCATGCTTTCTTTTTTGTCTGTCTCCCTATCCTCCAGTTCATACTGTCTGGAAAGGTGTCTGTCTTTCGTTGTTTTGATCCAGCCCATTACTCCGCATTCTCCGCCACATACACTAAACACGCAGGTACATAAGGTATCCGGAATTCCTCCTGTTCTTATGTAAATAGCAATCATCACAATCACAAAAACAAGTAAAAATATCGCCAGGATTACGAGGATCACATCCATGGTTTTCCACTTCTCTTTTTGCATGATCTTCCTCCAATTAAAAAGGCACATCGGAAATATCCGATGCACCTGTTTTTACCTTATTATTTCTCTGTGAGCTTCATCCATATAGGGAAGTTCTCGGCAGCCGTATTCAGCTACGTTCATTTCCTGATCGATAGAATCCAGCTTCTCCCGATAATAATTCTTTACTTCTTCGGAAACCTGGTTCATATGTTCCAGATCTGTCACCAGCTCCCGGAGGAGATCTGCCTGCTTGGTTGTCACATCGCAAAGCGTGTCTATAATATGAAGCAGAGTCATGTTTCTTCTCCCTTCCTATCATTCCTGTTTTTCCGCTTCAATAGCCGCTTTCACCTTTTCCCGGAAGGCCGCCGGTACGCTGTCAAGGGTTCTGATTTCAGCTTTAACTAAGGTCACATAAAGTTCTAACATATTACACGCCTCCATTCTCTTTTTCATACAGATCTGCAATTGCCTGCATGATGACTAACTGATTTTTTTCTGTCTCAATAAGTTTCTCATAGATATCTGCCTGAGCGGCCATGGAAGTCAGCATATTTTTATTGCTGTTTTCCTGCTCCAGGGCTGCAAAATATTCTTCTTTTGTAAGAATCCTGTACTCACATGAATAACCCTTATCAGCTTCTCCGTTCCCGTCTTTTCTTTCATACGGAGTGATATTGCGTCTCTGAATGTAAGTACCTTTTCCAAGCTCCTGAAGGGTTTCAGGCTGCTCTCTGCAGAGTTCTTTTTTCCATTCCTGCATGACGATTTACCTCCCTTGTCATCTTTGAAATAATCCGTTTGATTTTACGGACGTTTACCAATTCCTTAATATGTATCAAATACCAGTCATACGTTTCTGAATGTGTGATCCACCCCAGCAACGATACAAAACCACGGCAAAGCCCCAGTGGAAACCGCTGGCCGTTTTCTTCCTTTTTATGCAATTTTCGGGCTATGCGCTCTACATGAAGTAATATGCGCTTCCGGATCAACACTTTTGACCGGTAAAACAGCCAGCCCATGGCCGACACGCAGCGCCCCGTTTTCTTCCCATTTTTCTTGGTGTATTCAAATCGGAACACCTGCCAGTCACTCTTCATGCGTAGTCTCATCTTTCCAAGCACCTGCCGAATGTAAAGCAGTGCCTGGTGCAGCTTCTTTTTGTTATCATCAGCCAGCGTATAATTATCCATATACCGGACATGATGTGCTATTTTCAGCTTACATTTAATGTCATAATCCAGTTCCTGGAGCATGAAATTCGCAAGCCATTGAGAAAGATAGAAACCTAAAGGCATTTCTTTAGGAAAATATGTCATGCAGACATCAATCAGATGTAGGAAAAAGTTATCTTTAACTCTACGCTCTAATTTTTTCCGAACAATTTTATACTGAATATGGCTATAAAAATGTCGGATATCTGCCTGTGCAAAGTTCCTGATTCCCTTTCCACTTTCGATCCAACGTCTGATAGCTCGCTGCCCCTTCAGGGAACCCCTTCCGGGAAACGATGAGAAGCTCATCGGATAACTGCTTCCCGCTATGATCGGCTCCAGGATCATTACAATAACATGCTGAATCCAGAGTTCCACCATAGTCGGTACATAAACAACCCTCGTCTTTCCAAACTCTTTAATAATTACCGGGTTATGCTTTACTGGCTTAAATCGTTTTTGGGGATCAGTCTGCCATCCATCCGGTTTCGTATTCAGGATAATTTCCTGGATTTTCTTAACCCAGGCATCCAGATTTTCCTCCGCCATTTGAAAGTCTTTTCTCTTGGTTTTCCCTTTTCTCATACGTTTAAAAGCCTTTTTAATCACATCTTCCCGGCAGGCCAGCCGATACAGGTATCTATAACTTTTCTTTTTCTTCCAGGGAATCCCGGTCACCTTTTCAATATCGTATTTCAATATACGCATGATCTTCTATCTCCTCGCCGCTTTCGGACATTTCCTGCTACTTGCAGCTCCTGACCGGAACTATTTCCACTCACCAAAACCCATAAGGGCGGATATAACGATGTTTCAATCGTCTGCGGTGTAGGATTACCGGGAACATTTTGGTTGTCGTTCTAAAATTGATAGAAAAAGGACGCGCCGTAGTTCCACCAGGCGTTAGCAGCCACATTGTTCAGTGTGCGGGCCCAGAGGCCGTCATTAAGACCGTCATTGCAATTGCCGAACCGTAGCGAAACCGCCGGAAAGGGTGTTCCGGTAACCCCTAAAATTCGTTTATTCCCTGCAAGGGCATCGGGGGAAATCCCCCGAACCCCCTATTTTCTTTATGGGGGAAGACCCCCATACCCCCTAACAGCAGCTCACGCTGCTGCAGGTGCTGGAAGAAGTAAGGACGCGCCGTAGGCCCACCAGGCGTGAGCAGCCACAGAGTTCAGTGTGCGGGCCCAGAGGCCGTCAGCAAGACCGTCAACGCAATCGCCGAACCGTAGCGAAACCGCCGTGATTGTGGCGTTTACCCAAGTATGATCACAATAGCCAGTTGCCGAAGTTCCCTCAATTTCCTCTGACGGAATCGCTCCAAAACCTTTGACTACGTGCATGGTCGCATTGTAATGGTTTGCTGTCACGTTGCAGCCTGTATCCAGATACCCGTCTCCACTCAGATTGTAGGTATAATCTGTAGATACCTTAATTCTTCCATTGACCGCGACCATATACGGATCACGCTGCCAAAGCATATAACTGC